TATCGTAAGATAGCGGTTGAATATGAGGAAGAAAAAGAAGAAGATAATGGATCGATATCAGCATATTAACATTGGAGTATAATTTTGGATAATAATATTTTAGAATCTCTCAGAGAATTAAAAGAATTGAAAGTTGATCATATTGGTAAGCCTAAGATTTATGAAGCCGGCCCAATGGAATTTGTCTCCGAAGATTACGGCAAAGGTTGGAGGGATACAATTGAAACGGAATTGAAAGATGATTACAACGTATTCAATCCATGTGAAGAGGTCAAACTTTTCAACGAATTAAAAGAGATAGATAAGAATACAGAGAACGGATTTGATTTTAATGCAATCAGATCTCAGTTTGTCGGTATCATTAATACGGATCTATATGAGTTGTTAACATCTAGTATAGTTCTATGTAAATGGGATAACGATATTCATAGTGCGGGAACACCATCGGAGTTGACGTTCGCTAAAGTATTTGGTATCCCTGTATTATTAATAAATGATGATATAGAGCATGTATCGAAATGGGTAATTGGATGTGTAACAGAACACCGTCCCAATTTCGATAATGTTAAAGAAGTAATTAAAAACATGTTGGAGGATCGATATGGGAAAGGCAAAGACGAAAAAAACTGAAGAGTCATTTGAGAAAGGGTTTCTAAATGATTTATTAAAGGCAACAGACAATAGATATGCTGTAGTGATGGACGAAGATGCTATATCACAAACAACGGGATATATATCAACTGGTTCCCTTGCATTGAATGGGCTTATATCAGCCGATATAAATAAAGGTATCCCAAATAACAGAACTATTGCTATTGCGGGTGAAGAGAGTGTAGGTAAAACTTATGTCTGTCTATCGATTGCTAAACAAGCTATCCTAGATGGTTACTTAGTTATCTTCTTCGATTCAGAGAACGCATTAGAAAAAGATACGTTGATTAGTAGGGGTATCGATCCTAAAAAGGTTATGCATATTCCTGTCGATACAGTTGAAGATGTTCGTGGTCAAATGAATAAGATTATAACTACCTATGACAAACAACCGAAAAAAGAACGACCGAAACTATTAATCATTTTAGATTCACTTGGAAACTTATCAACTCGAAAAGAAATTTCAGACGTTGATACAGATAGTGATAAAAAAGATATGACAAGACCCGCAGTTATCAAATCTATTTTTAGAGTACTGTCACGGAAACTAGCTCATGCTAAAATTCCGTTCATTGTTACGAATCATGTTTACACAGAAATTAATGGTGGGAAGTATGCAAAAAAAATTCTTAGTGGCGGTTGTTTGACGGAGAAAGAGCAGATTATAATGTCAGACGGTACGTATAAATCAATCAAAGATGTTATTATTGGAGATACAGTAAAGACTATGTTTTTAGATAGTGAAGTAATCAATAACTTTCATTACAAAAAAGCTGTCATTAAATTAACGTTGGATGGTGGTGATACTATAGAGTGTAGTCAAGAACATAAATTTCTGGTGGAAAACGGTGGAGATTTTTCTTGGAAAACGGCAGAAGAATTACAAGAGAATGATGAGATAGTAAAGATGTGATATGTAATACTTTGTTAGTGTTATTATAAATATTTATGGAGGTATTTATGAGAAAACTAACTAAAGAAGAATTTGTGAATAGGGCGATTAAAGTACATGGAAATAAATATGATTATTCAAAGGTTGTATATATAAATTCTTATACTAAGGTAATAATAATTTGTCCTATTCATGGAGAATTTGAACAAACATCCTATGGTCATATGAAGAGTACTGGATGTTTGGAGTGTGGTAGAAAGAAAGCGAACAATAGTCATAGGATGAATCAAGAAGATTATATAAAAAAGGTAAATATTGTACATAATAACAAATTTGATTATTCTAAATTGGTATATGTAGATATGCATAAGAAAATAATAATTATATGTCCAGACCATGGAGAATTTAAACAAAAGGCACAAAACCATTTAATTGGTCATGGGTGTCCGAAAGAAAAGATGGATAAAATAAAAAACAAATTACGAAAAAATTTGGACGAAGCATATAACAAAATGATCGAAGTACATAGTACTACATACGAATATGTTGACTTTAAAGAAGATTATAAAAAATATACTTCTAAAATAAGAATCATATGTAAAAAACATGGAGAATTTAAACAGGGGTATAATAAACATGTAATAGGTCACGGATGTAGGAAATGTAATATGTCGAAAGGAGAAAGGGAAGTATCACTGTGGTTAAATAAAAACAATATACAATATGAAACACAAAAAAGGTTCCCAGATTGTAAAAATAAACGATCACTACCATTTGATTTCTACATACCAGATTATAATATGTGTATAGAATATGATGGACAACAACATTTTAAACCTAATAGATTATGGTTAGATAAAACAATATCAGAAGAAAAAGCAAATATTAATTTTGAGAGAACCCAATTACACGATAAAATAAAAGATAAATATTGTAAAGATAAAGGTATCATTTTAGTGAGAATCAGATATAACGAAAAGTTAATTAAAAAATTGGAGAAAACGTTTAATGAAAAAAGTTAAAATTCTAAAGAAAGAATATATTGGAGTAGACGATGTGTACGATATAGAAGTCAAAGACACTCACCATTACATTTTAAAAAACGGAATAGTTTCTCATAATTCGGGCTTAAAATATTTTTCGTCCGTAATTTTATATCTACAGAAATCCAAAGCAAAAGATGATAGTAAAGTACAACACGGGGTTTACATTAGAGTAAAGTCAATGAAAAATAGATTGGCTAAAGAAGAAAAGTCTATCAAATGTTTATTGGATTACAATACTGGACTACACAAATTTTATGGTCTACAGGGTGAACGGAAAACGGAAAAATCCCAGACACTTAAAAACTTTTGTGCTCCGATGTTGGTTAAGAATACTATCTCAGGAAAGAAGTGGACATATAAAGAAAACGAAATTGATAACTCTGATTTGATTAGAGAAGAATTATGGACAGACGATCTTTTAGAACTAGCAAACGAAAATATGATAAAGTATATGTCATATGGTATGGGAGAAGAACTAGAAGAAGAAAGTGACGGTGAAGACGAACTATCAGATGATTAACTTCAGGGGTATGTCATAGAAACAGAATTTTTTGAAAGGGTACTGTTAAAGTTTACAATTCAAAATAAAGAAGTGAGAGAGAAAGTTATACCTTTCCTCTCACCAGATTTATTCGAAGAGTTTGAACACAAAGAAATTGTAATCACAATGATGGATTTCTATGAGGAATATAGTATGTTCCCCACTGTGGCAGATCTAAAATTAAAGATAAAACAAAAAGAAGTTTATGAAGAATTAAAAAAGATAGTATCTGAAGATATATCAACATATTCATTAGATGCCTTGATGGGAGAAATGGAAAACTTCTTTAAAGAAAGGCTTATTTGGAATACTGTCTCAGACGTAGCAGAAAAATTAGGGAACAAAGATATAGGTGGAGTATCAGAAGCACCAGATAAGCTACGAACAGCATTAGCTTTTTCGTTCAATACTGAAGTGGGATTAGATATATTTTCAGACCCTGATAGGATGTACAAATTCCTTACCACTAAAGATAAAGTAGTGTCTACTGGACTACCATGTTTGAATAGATTAATTGGGGGTGGGTTTCATGAAAAGAATTTACATCTCATATTAGCTTCTGTGAACACAGGAAAAAGTTTGGTTAAATGTGCTTTTGCCGCCAATGCTTTAATGCAGAATAAGAACGTTTTGTATATCTCATTAGAAATGCAAGAGGAAAGAATTACAGAAAGAGTCTTACAGAATATCTTAGATATAAAACAAAAAGATTTGGGTAGATTAAGTAGAGATGAATTCGGTAAGATGTATGCTGACATTAACAAGAAGATTAAAACAAAACTGTTGGTAAAAGAATATCCCACGAAGGGAGCCAATGTGAATTCATTTAGAAACCTATTGAAAGAGATAGAGTTGAAAAAGAAATTCATACCAGACATTATTTTTATTGATTACCTTGGTATTACAGCATCGAACCATATGAATAAGAACGATAACACATATACGGAAGGTAAACGTATATCAGAAGATATGAGAGGGTTAGCAGTAGAAACGGGTATTCCTATTGTGTCAAGTATACAAACTAATAGGGGTGGTATGAATAGTACAGACGTTGATATGGATGACGTAGCCGATTCTATTGGAACAACAGCAACCGCAGATTTAATTATAGCCGTTACACAATCCGATGAACTGAGAGAGCAAGGTAAATATTCTTTCTGTATAATCAAGAATAGATTTGGGATAAATAAAATAAAATTGATTGTCGGTGTTGATTATGAGAAGATGAGAATATTTGACGATGGATCCAATGTGACTCCAACCGAAAAGAAAGAAGTCAAGGGAATAACGACAGCCAAAGATATCGCAATGGGTATTGTCAAACGGGATAAGACAGAACAGAAAAAGAAAATCTACACTTTCAAATAAGAGGATTTAATGATTGAAGATAGAGATTTAAAAATAAAACAATCGGATCAGACGGGTGCTGAGTTTGAAGAAACGGTATTAGATAATGTCCATAGAAAAATATTCATGGGAGAGATGAACAAACGTTTAATAAATATTAACACACTGTTTCATAAACGTGAAAGTCTTATTGAGAAACATAATTTTAATATGTTCCTAAGATTTATGTTAGATGAACACGGGATAACCATAAAGGAATCGGTTTTGTTTCTGGAAAGTGTATACGTAAACTTCAGACGAATTACCACCCTGTTAGACGAAGAGAATATCCATCTACTTCGAAGAGACTTAGCCAAACGGTTTGGTATTCATATTGAGAAGAATAAACTTTTTAGATTTATAACCTACTAGATATTATGCAGAAACAAGGAACACCACTCAAAGTATTTTCTTTTTATAAAAATGTATTACTGTATGTGGATAAGAATAAAAAAATAAAGATAACATCCTTTAGATCACAACCAGAATATCTAAGACAGAGTGCTTTTATAAAAAGACATTGTACCAGAATCTATAACGAAATAGAAAATGGGTTTTATTCATATAAAGACTTGACAATGGCCTTTTTATTCATATCTTATAGAAGTAAGATCAAGTTGGATGAAATCAATGTAAAGTTGATGAAGAAAATCCTAGCACACTTCACAGACAGACAGCTAAAGGAAGACAAGCGGTTTGTACAAGAGTTGAACCAAGAATTAAGCTTCACAAACATCAAACAATACTTTAAATTTCTCTCAGGGGAATGTATCATATATGAATTATTTTTGAAGGGGTTAATATCACCCATGTTATTAATCCAGTTTTTTGAACTATTGGAGGATGATGGGAAAAAAGAGTACATTAAATTAAAACGAATCACAGACAAATTAAAACAAATAACAAACCCTAAAAAGGAGTCCTAATGAAAAAAACAGATTTTTCAGACATGCTAAACAAGATCAAAACAAAAGAAACCAAAAAACCGTTCCAAAGGAATGTAGACCCTAGAATGTATGTACCGAAATTGAAAGACGATGGTACAGCACAGGTACTTATTCGTTTCCTACCCTCTAAGGATACTGACATCCCTTATTCTGAAAACTATGCTCATGGATTCGAAGGTAAACCAAAAAAATGGTACTTTGAAGATTGTCCTACTACTATTCAGGGGGAATGTCCAGTATGTAGAATCAACAATACAGCTTGGGCAAATGGTGAAGAAGATCTTGTTAGACGTAGATCACGTAAACTGAATGTGTACGCTAACATTCTTATTGTCAAAGATCCTCAAACCCCAGAAAATAATGGTAAAGTGTTTCTTTATCGTTTTGGTGTGAAGATCAAAGAAATGATTATGCGAGCTATGATGCCAGAAGAAGACAGTCTAGATAAACCCTGTATGGTATTCGATCCTATTGATGGTGCGAATTTTAAACTGATTATCAAACAACAGAAGGTAAAGACTAAGAACATGAACAATTATGATAATAGTTCATTCGAATCTCCATCTTCTCTGACAGAAAAACAGATTGAAGTTATTGAAAAAGATGTCTATCCGGTTTCTGAATTTTGTGATCCTTCTAAGTACAAAAAATATTCTGAACTTGAAACTAAACTTATTGAAGTCGTTGGACGGGCTATCGTAGAAGAATCCCGTGATGAAGATTTTGGTGATAAGGGTGAAGAAGAACAGAAAGAAGATACAAAGAAAGAAACGAAAGAAGAGAAAAAAGAAGAGTCTAAAGAAGAAACGAAAGAAGAGTCGGAACCTGTATTGGACGATGCGGGTGTAGACGATGAAGACGATTTCTTTAAAAAGCTAGACGACTAATTTTTTCGGGGGATGAAATACTCCCCTATTTTTTATGATCCCAGATTACACTAAACAATTTGTACTGAGAAGGTATTTCAATGCTATCATACCCACACTAGGTGTGCATAGGATAACACAGGAATATTATAATTTCCGATGCAATATATGTGGTGATTCTAAAAAGAGTAAGACTAAAAAACGGGGATACCTATTACTCTACAAAGGGAAATGGTTATTCAAGTGCCATAACTGTAACGTATCCATGGGTGCGGAAAAATGGTTCAAAGAATACTTCCCTGTACGATACAAACAATACATTAAAGATTTATTATCTATGTCATCTAATAAGAAAAAAACTGATATGATATTGACGGAAGATAAAGAGAAACAATTAAAAGAAATGAATAAGGCTTTCATGGAGAAAGCAAAGAAGGAAAAGAAAGCGATTTCTTTTTTTGTTCCTATGACCAAGACAGAAGAACCGTTGGTACAAAAGGCTATTGAGTTTTGTATCACTCGAAGAATACCAAATGAACTATGGCAAGATTGGTTTGTATCTACCGACGATGTATACCACCACAGAATGATAATTCCATTCTACGATGACAAACAAAAGATATACTATTATCAGGCTAGAACGTTGATTGGAAACGATACGAAGTATCTCAATAGAGAGAAGAACAAAGAGAATGGGATATATAATTATTATCATATAAACAGAAACAAAATCGTCATGATAACTGAAGGGCCAATAGATTCTATGTTTATAAATAATTGTATAGCGATACTTGGAACCAACCCACCAAAAGAAGTACTTGAACAATTGTCCAAACTAAAGTGTTGTTACATATTTGACAGCGACGAAGCGGGAAGAAAAGCATCAATAAAATATTTAAAAAAAGGACAATATGTTTTCAATTGGAAGAAGTTTATAAAAGAAAACAGATTACCCGATAGAGAGAAATGGGACATGAACGATGTGTATTTATATATGAATAGGGAATCAAAATTTACATTTAAAGAACTGAAGAATTGCTTTACAAGAAACATATACGATAGGATATATTTCGTTTGACTTTAATAAGGTAATGTGAAAATGAGACTGATAAAAGGCGATTGCTTGATTAAAAGCGATAAAATACAAAGCGGTTCGGTTGATTTGATATTGACTGATTTGCCTTATGGAACTATGAACATGTTAGATGCTGAACCAATAAAAAGCGACAATGATAAAAACTATGTTGCTGGTGGTGGATATAAAAAAGGTTATGAATGGGACGCTATAATTGAACCTAAAAAGGTTTATGAAATTGCAAACAGAATACTCCGTAAAAACGGCAAAACGATTTTGTTTTGTCAAGAACCATTTACGACACTATTAATAAATGAAGCAATTCCAAACGTGCCGTTTTCTTATCGTGCTATTTGGGAGAAAAACGACTTCGCAAATTGTTTGTATGCTAAAAAAGCAATGGTAAATTTTTATGAAGATATTTTGATATTTAGAAAAAACCACGATACAGAAGGACTGCACCCATTAAGGGAGTATTTTAAATTGGTAATTAGTTTTATAGGGTTAAA